TGTTTATATCTACGAGGTTGTTAGCTTCGTGCATGAGATCTTTCTTGTAAAGTTCATGTAACGCCATGACTGACTTGTCTGGATTTGCTTTCATTATTTTATAGAATCTGTTAAATTCTTTTTTACTTATATGTTTCATAGTTATTAATTTATTATATTATCCATTAGTTACCGTATTCAGTACGTTTACCTTCCCACTTGCAATGAGCGTAGTACTCGTCGTTGTTGTGATACGTCCACAGCGCGTTTCTGCTGTAGCTGATTCTACTGGATGCTTTCATCCTGTCCGTCGTTCCAAACGTTAAACGCTTGTCTTGCCAAGTCTGCTGCGTCTTGACCTTCTTGCGAAGCTTAGCTAGCTTTAGCTGCTTGTCTTCAGTGCTCGTGCCTTTTCTTTGCACATTGCTTTTTGTAATCATAGTTATAAATTTAAGTTATTAAAAATTATTTATTATATTATCTAACGTGAATCGTAATAGAATTGTTCGGAGGCCGGGTAACGCGGGGTAACACAGCGTATACGTGCACAGCAAAAGCCAAAAACTTACGGGCAAACAGGGTAAAACAGGGCCCGGTGGGGGTAAAAAAAAGTGTTTTGTATATGCAGGTTATGTCGTAAAATATATGTATAACCCATTACTTCATTACATCTAACGTGACAATAGGTTGTATAATAATATTAGTAAGTACCAACCGTCATATTAAAAAGAAAAGCATATATGCGATTATATATTTATGAAACAGAAACTTAGCAAGAAAGCACTAGCTGCAAAAAGAGTGCGAGATAAAAAATACGCAATGACCGCAGACCGTAGAATGAAGAAGGCGGAGAACCAAAGAAAAAGACGTGCCGCTCTTAAAAGAGGTATGAATATAAAAGGCATGGACTATGATCACACAAGAAGAAGATTTGTATCTGTTAAAGTAAACAGAGGTAACGGAGGCAAAGGCACTAAAAAATCTTAAATGTGTGTAATATTATAAAACAGGAATAAAAACCTAATAACCAAAATTATGACATTTTTTTATAAAACCTATTCCTTATCACAAGGTGGTCAAGGGATACCCGAAGAAACCAGGAAGCTTTGGGAGCTTTTAACAGACAAGAAGAACTGGAGAATAGTTCAATTACCAAATGGATACTACCAAGCCGAATACTGTTCAACACCATGCGAAGATGGTAAGAATTGCGAAGAGTGTAAATGGCACGACGTAACTAGAAGAGAAACTATAGATGCGTGTGAAACAGCAATCGATAAAAGCATCGAGCATTACCAGAAGAAACTTGAATTCGTAAATGGACCAAAAGTAGTTAAGACATTCAAATAATCACTTACACAAATTAAATTAAATGGAATTACATAACCCAAGTGAGATAGTAAAAGATCTTTCGTTTGGAAACAAAGCGAGAGATAAAGTTATGATCGGTGTTGAGAAATTAGCTAATGCAGTTAAATCAACACTGGGGGCTTCAGGAAAATGTGTTATATATGAAGATGCAATGGGTAATCCCGTTATTACAAAAGACGGTGTTACAGTTGCAGAATCAGTTGTATTAATAGACCCGGTGGAAAATATAGGGGCAACACTAATAAAAGAAGCAGCAAAGAAAACTGTCAGAGAAGCAGGTGACGGAACTACCACCGCAACCGTCCTTGCTCAGTCTCTGCTCCAGGCCATGAATGATAGTATGCAAACATACTCTATACGTGAAATCAAAGACGGGATTTCAGGAGGCCTGGATAAAATATTAAAATACTTAGATAAGAAAAGTATACAGATAAAGGACGATATGCTAGATAACGTTGCTTCTATATCTTGTAACAACGATACTGAGCTAGGTGGTATAATCGCTGATGCTTATAAATCTGTTGGAGATAACGGGGTTGTTCTTATGGAAGAATCCGGTACTGAAGAAACATTTAGCGAAATAGTTGACGGGGTACAATTCGATTGTGGTTTGAAATCACCTCATCTTGTAACAGATAAGGAAAAGAATAAAGCTATTCTCGAAAACCCGTATGTCCTTATTATAGCTTCAACAATACCTAGTATACGTAAAATACAGAATGTACTTGAACACGTAATCAGGGAAAAAAGAAGTTTACTTATAGTTGCAGGTATGGAACAACAACCTATGGCTGCACTTCTTATGAATAAAGTAAAAGGAAATATACAAGTTAATATTATTGATACACCAGGATTCGGAGCAACTAAAATGGATACGATGCAAGATCTAGCTACGATAACAGGTGCAAAAGTAATTAACGAAGAATTAGGTGATGATTTAGACCTAATAGACCCCGAGGTTCTCGGCGAAGCCGTGAAATCGGTGACGGACCAAAATTCTACGATTATCACAATCGAAAAAATGCCGCAAGCGGCAAAGGATCGAATCGGTCTTGTAACTAAAAAAATTAAATCGGAAAAGAATCAATTTATTAAAAACAAGTTAGAGCAAAGGTTAGCTATGCTATCAGGTGCTGTTGCTATTTTAAAAGTTGGTGCTAACTCTAAAATAGAGTTGAAAGAAAAGAAAGACAGAGTTGAAGATGCGATATATGCTGTAAAAGCAGCAATAAAAGAGGGTATTGTATCAGGTGGTGGAGTTGCACTTCATAATGCATCAAGTGTATTAAAAACAAAAAATTCGCCCGAACAAATACTCTGTGAAGCTATTAAGTCACCATATAAAACAATATTAGAAAATGCTAATATTAAATATGGTCCGTATGCAGAAGAAGGAAATGGTGTTGATGTAATTACCGGAAAAACAGTTAATATGATTAAGCATGGAATAATTGATCCTGTGCTTGTGACTAAAACAGCATTAATAAATGCAGTGTCGGTAGCAACAACAATATTATCTGCTGATTGTGTAATATCAAATGTAAGAGACTATGCAGGCAGTAAATAATTACATTATAATACAACCTATAAAAGAAGACCCAAAAGAACAAGAAGATAAAGGGCTTCTTATAATGGATCAACACGTTGATGACATTAGGTACTTAAAAGCAAAAATTATTTCCGTGGGCAACCTTACAGAAGGTGTTGAACCCGGCAACATAGTGTACTACGATCGTAGAGCTGGGCACGGAATAGAATACGACGATAATCTATATCAGGTTATAAAGCAGCAAGATGTTGTTTTAGTCGGTTAATACCACAATCCAAAAGCCATAAACCAAAAACATTTGTTTAACTTTCAAAAAAATAAATCATGGCTTTAAATAATCACGAACATTTTTTAGTATTTATTGATGCTGCTGATGACGCAGGTATGTTTCCAGTAAGCAAGCTACAGTCTGTAACTTGTGCTTCTGATGGAGCAGTACTTGTAAAGTTTGCACCAGGTAGTTTAGGTGACGGTCAGGCTGCCTCTGTAGATGTTGTAACATTAACTGTTACTGCTGACACTGAGAAAACAGTAATGATCGCAATTGCTGACGCAATCAACCAAGCAACTAAGTATCCTAAAAATACTTTAAACTATACAGTAATAGCTGATGACGTAAACAGTATTTATGTTAACTCTAACATAACTGCATGTGCTATCGCATTAGATGCTTAATAATAAATAAGACCGCAGACGGGCTCACGAGCTGGGCCTGTAGGTCTTTTTTTATATGAAATTAAATGCAAGCGATTTACGTAACTTAAATATATTCAAACATTATAGGCTTGTAAGAAAGTGGGCATGTAAAACTTATGGGTTAAAAGATGCCGATTTAGAATTACTTATATATTTTGATTGTATTGGAAGATTTACACGTAATGACTATATAAACGGTGTTTACACGATGTCTTGGGATAAAGCAAGATGGGAAAGATTAAGAAATGAAGGCTGGATAGACGTTTGGAGACATAGAAATAGAACAACAATTAAATACAGTATATTTCAAACATCATTTAAATGCAAAAGGATGATAACTAGAATATATAATATTCTTTTAGGATATGAAGATATTCCAACATCTGAGCAAAATGTATTTTATAAAAACAAAACATATACAGATAAAGTTTTTAATAAAGCGATTGAAGATATGTTAAAAGATAGTAACAGGTAAAAAATAAAATTATGTACGGGAAAAAATACGGAAGTAAAATGAAAAAAACTTCAAAACCAAAAGCTAAAAAGAAAAAAAAGAAAAAATAAATCATGAGCGAACTAGATATAGAAAAGATCAAAAAATCTAAATTTAATATATCAGTAGAGAACTTAATTACTATCGGTGCTGTTGTTGTGACAGTTACTGGTATGTGGTATTCTTTACAGGCAGACATAGAACTTGCTAAGGAATTACCCGAACCACCGGTTTCAAGAACAGAGTACGATTTAAAAGATCAATTGATTCGTGAAACAATTATTAATACGCAAGAGAAAGTTGAAGAGAACGGAAAAAAATTAGAAGATATTGATAATAAGTTATATGAAATGCTTAAAAATTAAAATATGAAAAAGTTAATTACAATTTTATTTTTTTTACTAACATTCAATATTTATTCTCAAGATATTACGGTTGTTCATTTTAATTATAAATGGAATCAACAAAATGATTATTCAAAACTAGAGTCTATTAGAAGAGCTAATGTTTCAAAAGCTCTTGTTGAAGAACAAAGTACTGATTTACAAAATAGTATTAAATCAGTTCCTGTTATAATCATTTTTAGAAACGGTAAGCCCGTAGCAAGAATAGAAGCTGGATTAAGTATGAAAATAGAAGCTAGGCTTGAAGAAATTCAAGAATTAGTTGATAGATACAATTAATAAAATTATGGCAAGAAAAAACGCACCATCAAGAAAAAAATCTCTTGGCTATTACGCTAAAGTTAAAAAAGGCAAAGGCCGAGGTAAAAAAGCTGGTGGTGGTATGACCGCTAAAGGTGTTGCTAAATACAGAAGGGATAATCCTGGAAGTAAACTAAAAACCGCAGTAACTACCCCGCCTTCAAAATTAAAAAAAGGAAGCAAAGCTTATAAAAGAAGAAAAGCATTCTGTGCAAGATCAAGAAGCTGGACTTCAGAAAGAGGTAAAGCTGCAAGACGTAAATGGAATTGTTAATATGAAAAATATGAATAACAAAAATAAAAATATGGATTTAGACGGATCTCAAGTTTTATCTCCTAAACAAAAAAGAATAGCAGCAATGGCACCACCATTTAATAAAATAACTGGAGCTGACTTTAAAATGCTAAGAAACAAAAACAAAAAATAAAATTATGCCAAAAGACGCATGTTACTACAAAGTAAAAGCTAGATATAAAGTATTTCCAAGCGCATATGCAAGTGGCGCAATAGCTAAATGTAGAAAAGTTGGCGCCGCTAACTACGGAAAATCATCTAAGAAAAAATAATGGCTGATCCAAAAACTGGTACAGGTAAAAAACCTAAAGGTTCAAGCAGAAGATTATATACAGACGAAAATCCTAAAGATACAGTTAGGATTAAGTATGCTACTATGGCTGATGCAAGGGCAACTTGTGCTAAAGTTAAAAGAAGTGGTAAGCCTTTTGCTCGTAAAATACAAATATTAACAGTAATGGAGCAAAGATCAAGGTTTGGTAAAAAACCAAAGCAAATGGCATACGCCAAAGCATGTAAAAACGCAATAAGAAGACAACATGGCAAAAAGACCTGAATTTAAGGAAAGCAAATATCCAGACGCAAAGGGCAAGTTTAAAGAACTTTCTTGCGCTAATCTAGCTAAATATATGATAAGTAGCCGTAAAGGCAATAAAAGGGCTATTATAGGGTCTTTAAATCAGCAAATTGTGTTTAATAGAAAGAAAAATCCTTCGTATGCGAAAAAAATGGTTTGTACGCGTAATAAGGTAACAAAAATGTTAAATAAAAAATAATATTATGAAAGGAGTACCGCATTTTAAAAAAGATGGAACAATATATAGAGGCAAAACTCATAAAGATAGTAAAGGAAAGCCTATGACCGGTAAAACGCACACTAAAAGTAGTGTATATTTGTTTCATATTAATGAATTACCAAAAAGAGCATTAAAAAAAGCTTATAAGCAAGCTGGATTATTAAGATAATGGCAGTAAGAAAGACAAAAGAAGGAGCTAATCTTAAACGTTGGTTTAAAGAAAAGTGGATTGATGTACGTACCGGTAAGCCTTGTGGTAGACGTAAAGGCGAAAAAAGAGGTACACCATACTGCAGACCAAGTAAAAGAGTATCTAGTAAAACACCTAAAACCGCTTCTGAAATGTCTGCTGCTGAAAAAAGAAAAAAAATAGCAGAAAAGAAAAGATTGGGGCAACCAGCCGGTAAACCAAGAAGAGTTAAATCATTAAAAAGAAGAAAATGAAAAAATCAAGAGGTTTAGGAGATTCAATAGAAAAAGTAACAAAAGCAACCGGTATAAAAACTATGGTTGATGTAGTGTCAAAAGGATTAAACATTCCATGTGGATGTGAAGGTAGAAGGGATGCCTTAAATAAAATATTCCCATATAAAAAATAATACTATGAATTTTACATTAATAATAATAGCTATAATTGTAATTGCAGTTTTAATTGTACTTGCAGGTATATGGCTAAACAAAAAAGGTATTACAAAAGACGATAACGATAATTATATTCCTGATGTTTTAGAAGATAAAGCTAAAGACATTAAAAAGAAAGCAAAGGATATAGGCAATATTGTTAAGAATAAAAAGTAATGTCAAAGCAGAGAAAAAAATTAAAAGATACAGCTGTTGGTAAATTTTTAGCAGGGGCTGGTTCTAATATAATCGGTAGTCTTGGGGATGTTCTTCCTGATAAGGGAGTAATGGGTTTAGTTAAAAACCTTATTAAAAAAGATCCAGAGTTACCAGCAGAAGATAAAGAAAAAGCATTAGCGCTTTTACATCAAGATACTGTTGAAATGCAAGAAGTATCTAAAAGATGGCAAGCGGATATGAAATCAGACTCGTGGCTTTCTAAAAACACAAGACCTTTAACATTGGTATTTTTAACAGTGTCTATGGTCTTATTAATATTTATAGATAGCACTGGAATAGATTTTGAGGTAGACAGTGGATGGGTAGACCTCTTAAAATCTTTACTAATTACTGTATATGTTGCTTATTTCGGATCACGTGGTGCAGAAAAATTCAAAACAATACAAAACAAAAACTAATAAAAAATGCCTAAAATAGATACTTATTCGCTAGATAGCAGTATAACAGATAACGATAGTTTATTAGGGATAGACTCAGCAAGTGGGGCGACAAAGCGATACCAAATGTCTGCGTTAAAAACTTATGTTGCATCTGTAGCTGATATTGAAGGTGTAACAGCTGGCACGGGTTTAACTGGAGGTGGAACTAGCGGTACAGTAACATTAGCTGTAGCGGCTGCTCAAACAGGAATAACTTCTGTTGTTAATACAGCTTTAGAAATTGGTAGAGATGCTGATAATAGAATTAAATTTGGTACAGATAATCAAATAATTTTTGAAGTTGATGGTGGAGATAATGTTATATTTAAAACATCTGGTGAAATAGAAGCTACTAGCTTAGATATATCTGGGGATGTTGATATTGATGGTACATTAGAAGCTGATGCAATTACAGTAAACGGAACAACTTTAGCAGAAACTATATCAGATACAACAGGGGCAATGTTTACTGGTAATACAGAAACATTTATAACAGCTACATATGAAGATAGCGATAATACTATAGATTTAGTAGTACCTGTTTTAGATGAAGATAATATGGCTTCTGACTCAGCTTCTCATTTAGCAACACAACAATCAATTAAAGCTTATGTAGATTCACAAGTTGCCACTGCAGATACATTAGCTGAATTAAGTGATACAAACATAGGTTCATTAGCCTCAGGTCATATCTTAATATATGATGGTTCTGATAGTTTTGATAATAAAGCTGTTTCAGGTGATGTAACTATTGCAAGCACAGGTGCTGTTACTATTGCAAATGACGCTGTTGAAACAGCGATGGTAAATGATAATGTTGTAACAGGACAAACTGAATTAACATCTGTTGCTTCAGATGATGTATTATTAATTTATGATACATCTGCAACAGCTCTTAAAAAAATTACAAGATCATCTTTAGTTAGTGGTCTTGCAACTTCTTCAGCAATATCAAATATAGTTGAAGATACATCACCTCAATTAGGTGGTAGTTTAGATGTAAATGGACAAGATATAGTTTCTGTAAGTAATGGTAATATTACATTAACACCAAATGGTTCTGGATTAGTAAGACTTGATGGTAATGTTGATATTCAATCTGGTGAAATAGTATTAAAAAACGCAGGATCTGTTTCAAATATTAAGTTTTATTGTGAATCAAGTAATGCGCATTACACACAGTTACAATCTGCGGCGCATTCAGCATATTCAGGTAATGTAACACTTACTTTACCAGCAGCAACAGATACATTGGTTGGTAGAGCAACAACAGATACACTTACTAATAAAACTATAGACGTTGATAATAATACAGTTTCAAACATTGAAGTTGATAATTTAAAATCAGGAGTGCTTGATACTGATATATCTTCTGTATCAGGTAGCGATGATACATTAGCATCAGCAAAAGCTATTAAAACATATGTTGACGCACAAATACAAACAGAAGATACTTTAGCAGAATTAAATGATACTAATATTAGTTCTCCTGCAGCGGGTCATATTTTAATATATGATAATACAGCAAGTGTATTTGATAATGCAACTATAACCGCTGGAAGTGGTATTAGTGTTACAAATGGAGATGGTTCTATAACAATAGCAAATACAGCAGCAGGTGATAATGCTTTTGGAACTATAGCGGTATCCGGGCAAGACAATGTTGTAGCAGATAGCGTAAATGACACTTTAACATTAGCAGCTGGAACAGGTATAACAATTACAACTACAGCAGGTTCAGATACTGTTACTATAACAAATAGTGCAACAGGCGCAAATGCATTTGGTAATGTTGCTGTTTCTGGGCAAACAACAGTTGCTGCAGACGGAACGAATGATACATTAACATTGGTTGCGGGGACAGGCACAACTATAACAACAGATGCTAGTGCAGATAGTATAACTATTGCAGCAGGCGCAAATACTATAGATGTTAATGAATATACAGGTAATGGCTCAACAGCCGCTTATACTTTAAATACTAGCGCGTCAAGTGAAAACGAATTGCTTGTATATATGGACGGTGTTTATCAACATCATAATACATACTCGGTTTCAGGAACTACATTAACATTTGATACTAATGTTCCAAACGGCTCTAAAGTTGAAGCCTTCCATATGAGAACTGTTAATTTATCAAACGTTGTAACAAGCGCGGTAGCAGGAGAAGGTATAGATGTTTCGGCATCAACAGGGGCTGTAACTATTTCAGCAGAAGATGCAACAACATCAAATAAAGGTATCGCATCATTTAGCTCAGATAATTTTGCTGTATCTTCAGGTGCAGTTACAATTAAAGACGGTGGGGTTGTAACAGCTGAGCTAGCAGCAGATGCAGTTACTGGAGATAAGATAGCAGACGATGCAATTAATTCAGAACATTATACAGACGGCTCAATTGATACAGCTCATATTGCAGACAATCAAATAACGCATGATAAATTAGAAAACAGGTATACAGTTTTAAGCGCGCTGGGAACTGGTACAGATCAAACATTAGATTTTTCAGCGGCAACTACATTTACAGCAACAATGAATGGTAATGCAACTTTTACTATAACTAACCCGAAACAAGGGCAAGTAGTAGATTTAATATTATCAGGGAACCATACACCAACTTTAGCAATGAGTGGAGCTACATTTAATAAAGTAGGAGGAGTAGATTACGATGGATCAGCAACAAACTTAATACAAATACTTGTTGCGGATGATTCAGCAAGTGAAATATTTTACTATTCAGTAGCTACGATAGCGTCTGACACAACACCATAATAATATGAAAGCAATAGAAATAAACGGAAAAATAAAAATATATGCACAACTTCCCGGTTCATGGAAAGGGGTTATGGGTAATTTTAGTAAATTATCACAAGAAGAAATAAAATCTTATGGTTTTTATGATGTAGTAACCCCTGATTATGATAATATGATTCAAGAACTTTCTGATATATACTTTGATTCAGATAATGAAGTATATACCTATGATGTTTCAAATAAAACTTGGGTAGAAACTTTAAATGAATTAAAAGAAAACAAATTAAATCATTTAAAAGAGCATACAAACAGTTTATTAGGTGTAACAGATTGGTATTATATTAGAAAATTACAAAGAAATATAAACGTGCCGGAAGAAATTGAAAATGAAAGAGAAGCAATATTATCTAATCACAACGATCACGAAATAGCAATAAACGCTTTAACTGAAAAAGCAGATGTAATTAAATATGAGTTTAGGTAAAAGATTAATATCAGGCGCGAAAATATTAGATGGCGATTTATCTGGAGCAAGCTCTTATGCTTCAAAAACACTTACAATAGGGTCTAGAGGTAATCCACGTGGAGCGTGTATTAGTGCAGATGGCACAAGATTAATAACCACGCATTTATCAAGTAGTCAGCATTGGTTTAATCAATATAACTTTAGTACCGCATTTGACGTAACATCAATAGGCACAGTTCAAAAAGAATATCAAACGACTGCGACCATACAAAATTATTTGACAGGTATGGTAATAAATAAAGATTTAGATTGGATTTCTTATGATCCATATCATACAAGTAATTATTATTCAAATGAATTAAGTACAGCAGGGGATATATCAACAGCAGGTTCAGTTTACACAGATACTTGTACAAGAACTGGTGGAGATAGAACATCAGCTTGTCAATTTTTATCTACTAATGAAGATAAATTGTTTTTGCAATCTACTGTGAACTTGCGTGTAATATCTTTAAGTTCAAGCGGCGACTTGTCATCTGGTTCAGGCTGTGGGACAGCATATTCTTTAAGTGGCATAACAACTGATATGGGTGGTAATGTATATTCAGGTCAATTTAACAACGATGGAACTAAATATTATGCAGGGGGTGAATTAAATGGTACAATATTACAATACGAATTATCAAGTGCTTATGATATTAGCACAAGAGGTAGTGCAACAAGTATTGACCTTTCATCAACTATTGGAAATCCTGATATTCGTTTTATGCAGTTTAACTCAGATCAATCACATTTTTTTATTTGGGACAATACAAATTATAAAGTGTGGGATTTTAAATTATAAATAAAAAATGGCAACAACAAAAGTAACAACTAACGTAATTGCAGACGATGCAGTAACACAAGCTAAAGTAGCGGATGACGCTATTGGGGCAGATCAACTAGCGGCAAGTGCGGTTGTAACAGCATCTATTGTAGATGATAATGTTACACAAGCTAAAATAGCGGATGATGCGGTAGGGGCAGACCAATTAGCAGCTAGCGCCGTAGTAACAGCTTCTATGGTTGATGATGCTGTAACAGCAGCAAAACTAGCTTCAAATGCTGTAGTAACTGCTTCAATAGTTGATGATAATGTTACGCATGCTAAATTAGAAGGCAGATATACAGCGAAAGCAACGAGCACCTCTACAGGAAATCAAAACTTAGACGCGTCTGCTGCAACAACATTCTTATTGACAGGTAATGTTGGAACAGCTACTTTAACAATTCAAAATTTAAAGCTAGGGCAAGCAATTGATATTGTACTTTCAGGTACACTTAGTAGCGCGGCAATAACCTTAGCAACAGATTTTTCAAGCGCAACAATTAGAAGAATAGGTACAACAGAACTAAATACATCAGCAACTAATGTTATTACGGCGGTATGTATCGATGATACAGATTCAGCAGCATTAGTGCATTATACAATTAATACATTTGCAACAGATACAACACCATAATATGAAAGCAATAAACAATAACGGTAAAATAACAGTATATAGCGGGGTTCCACAATCTTTCACTTCTTCACAAGGTGTACATTTAAATGCGCCTAATATGACAGAAGAAGAATTAAAAAACGCTGGATTATTTGATGTTGTAATAAGCCAAGACTATGATGAAAGAATTCATGATTTAGGTGAAATATATTGGGTTCCTGAACAAACTGTATTTAAAAAAGATTTAATTGACAAAACATGGCCTGAAACATTAGATGAATTAAAAGCAAAAAGAATAAATAATTTTAAAACAATTATTAATATTGAATTGCAAAAAACAGACTGGTATATTATTAGAAATGCAGATAATAGTGACGCAGTGCCAGAAGATATACAAACAGCAAGAGCAGATTTAAGAACACAGTCAGCAACTGTTGAAGATGAAATAAATGCTTTAACAACAAAAAAAGAAGTAGTATTATACGATTTTCCAAATATTTAATTAAATGAGTTTTAATAGAAGAGTACTCTCCCCAGGAGCAACCCCATTTGCAAATAATGAGAACTTCAGAGTGGTATTATATACAGGTAACGGGGGAACGCAATCAATTACAGGCGTTGGATTCAAACCTGATTTTGTTTGGTTAAAAAATAGAAGTCAAGATAATTATGCGCCTAGGATTTTTGATAGCTCAAGGGGTGCAACTAAAAGACTACAGTCTTCTCATCCAACGGTGGAATCAACTGATTCAACTTCTTTGACATCTTTTGACGCAGATGGATTTTCACTCGGAAGCGATAATTATGTTAACAATAACGGGGATAGTTTCGTGGCGTGGTGTTGGAAAGCGGGAGGAGGAACCACAAGCA